ATTCTCTTTCTCTTTCACATGCTCAGAGAACTCTACTAGTCTTTTATGTACAGCTTCTAAAGTATTGTGAGGCTTTACATTAAACTCTTCGTGATCTGTCTCTGTAGTTGCATCTTCAAAGAGATCATAACCTATGTAGTGTACTTCATCTGTCTTCTGAAATGCAGCAAGTGCCATCTCAATAGCTCTGCCACCGTTCCAAGTACCTGTCTCAAGTATAGTTGTAGGTTTATAGAACCTAACAAGATCAGCTAACTGCTTATACCTACTAGGTAGTATGTCTTGAGTAGTCTCTGTCTCAGACAGTTTGAAGATACGTTTACCATCCTTATCTCTCATGGCAAAGTTCTCACGATCATACATGTTGACAAGTATGTCACCTATAATAGACTTCTTAGGATCAACCTCTAGTGTATTCATACCATGAGCATTATAGATAAGCTTAAGTCTATCAAAGATAAATGTGTCATGCCACTCACGGTAGTTGAGGAACTCACCAGATATAAATGCACCTCTGAGATCACCAAGTAAACGCACTGGTGTCTCTCTGTCAAGGTTAAATCCTACAATCTGTGTCATGTCTGTAAAGGTTACAAGGTCTAGCTTGTCTGAGTGTTCAGGAAATATAGTATCAATATCTTTTTGATATACATTCTTGATGTTCATGCAACTAGGATCAAGCCAGAATAACCACCCATTAGTACTATCAAAGGCACACTCTGTTAGTGCAATTACTTTAGGAATATACTTCAGTGGATTTAAAATATCATTGTATTGTATCTTACCACCTTCAGTACCATCGTGTTGAGCAAAGGTCTTAAGGAAGTCTGGATAGTCTGATATCTCCATCAGGTTATGATAGAATATATTCTTAGCTTTAGGTAGAGAATAGTTAGCAAGGTCAAGGTTATAATAATAACAATGAAACTCTATGCTAGGCTCCCAATTATCTTTAAACTCGTTTAGAAGATGAAACGTACTATGCTGTAGTGATGTCTCATCAAATGCTGTTACAATTTTATAGCTCATCTATTTTTCCATGTAATGTTAAATAAGAATAGTCACCGTTCCACTCACTAGCCATAAGCCCATCTATTTCACGTTGGCATTCCCAATCAGGAAACCAAGGACCACCAGTTGTAAAGTGTACAATTTTAGGATTAATATCAGAAGAGGAATGACCATCAAGCCAGTTCCATTCTTCATCCATAGTTCCTATAGCTCCATTCTTATTAGGTAACCATCCAAATGTATGTAGGTAGTTACCTGTTTTGTTATTAACTATAAACGGTGTAAGTTGTTTGTTTAATTCATGACCACAGTTCCACAACATAAGACTAGACCAGTTCTTTCTATTGTATCTAGTCTGTTCTCTACCATCCATTTTAAATTTATCTGTTGGTTCATACTCATGCTTAACACAGTATAAAGGATAGAACTCATCGTTGTAATCCTCAAATATCTCATTGATATCTGTTCTGGGATACATATCACAATCCATAAACAATGCCCACCCTTCATACTGCATCAAAGCAGGTACTAGAAAACGAGTAAAAGTAAACTCAGTTGAGAAAGGCTTCTGATCTATGGAGTCAATCATCTGATTGTTTACCATTTCAAAAGGTCTGTTAAACATATTCATATGTTCCAAGATATCTTTACGTAGAAACTTAACTATAATATCTTTAGGTGAGTTAGCTTCTATTAAGTATTTTAACATCTGGGCTGCAACCTTTTCTTTAGGATCATATCCTATAAAAACTGTGTTCACCTTTTTCTCTTTACTAATAGCCATTAGTACATCCTTTATTTAAGTTCTATTTGTCTAGGTTTTTTATGATCAGGAATGTTTTGTTCTAAATCAATAGTAAGTAACCCATTATCTATACTAGCATCGTTCACCTCTATGTTGTCAGCAAGGTGAAAGATTTTATTAAAACTTCTGTTAGCAATTCCACGATATAGAATCTTACCATTACTTTCAGTTTCTTTTCCATCATAAGAGATGGTGAGGTTCTGATCCTCAAGAGTAATGTCTAAGTCTTCTTTCGAAATACCAGCAATAGCAAGTGTAATAGTATACTTACCATCTTCGTACTCTATTAAATTATGTGGGGGATAATTAGGTTTGTTAGTTATTGAGTTAGTAGGTTGATTTAACACTGTATTAAATATTTTATCATATCCTATAACCCAATCTCTAAAGTCTTGTAGTTGTAATCTAGACGATAGACGTTTATCTACATAGTTCATAATGTTTCTCCTTAATAAGCAAGATTGTATGGAACCCACAGTGGCATTCCATACGTTATTATACTACACTTTTTATATCTTGGCAAGCTTTTTTTTACTCACACTCTTTCTGACCTGTTGCTGGATCTATGTAACAAGCTTCTGCTTTAGGCTCATCCTTGACCTCATTAAGAATACCATAGCGTTTACCACTGGCTCTGAAGGTAGTGATACCTTTACATCCCTGCTTCCAAGCATTGTAGTATAACTCTTTGAACTCCTCGTAAGTCACATTGTCACCTACGTTACAGGTCTTAGAGACAGCACTGTCAATGTACTTAGAGGTCAGAGCTAGGACTGAAAGATGTTCTTCAGCACTGATCTCATTGGCAGTTCTACCATTAACACCATGTCTATAAGCATAGTCTTCTACACGTTGTATCTGATGACCATCAAACTCCTGTATGGTTCTATCATAGAACAAACTAAACGGTGGTTCAATGCCAGAACTTACATTGTCAGCAGTCAAGCTGATAGTACCAGTAGGTGCTATGGAAGTTAGGTGAGAGTTACGTAGTCCATTCTCTTTGATCTGATCTTGTACCCAATTAGGTAGTGTCTTAAAGAACTTACCTTCCATGTATTTATCTTTATCATACAGTGGGAAAGAACCCTTTTCTTTAGCGAGTAAAGAACTAGCACCATAGGTATGATCTCTAAGTGTCTTAAGAACTTTAGTTGAAAACTTCATGAACTCTTCTGAAGCATATGGCATACCACACATCTCACCTGCATTAGCCAGACCAGTAACACCTAGTCCCATCCTACGTTTGTTCTTAGCTTCTTTTTCTTGTGCTTCCAGAGGATAGATAGTTCTATCAATAACATTATCCATAGCTCTAACTACATGATGGATGTCACCAGTGAACAGACCATAATCAAATGCACCTGCTCCAACATACTTAGTAAGGTTAAAGCTACCAAGAAGACAAGCACCATAAGGAGGTAACGGTTGCTCACCACAGGGGTTAGTAGCTTCTATGTTCTCACAGTAGTATAGGTTATTCATCTTATTGATTGTATCTATGAACAACACTCCCGGCTCTGCCCAATCCCATGTACTACGCATGATCATATCCCATAGGGCTACAGGATCTACTTCTTCGTGTACCCTACCTTCAAACTGTAGGGGGAATGGTTCTTTCTTTTCAAGACATCTCATGAACTCATCTGTGATACCAACAGAGATATTAAAACCAGTAAGAGAAGTACCATCATTCTTAGCTGTGATAAACTGTTCAATGTCTGGATGATCAACACGTAAGACACCCATCTGTGCGCCTCTACGATGTCCACTAGATGCTATGGTCTGACATACAGCATCAAAGATTTGCATGAAGCTGACTGCACCAGATGCTCTAGAGTCTAAGGACTTGATACGATCTCCTCTGGGACGTAGCCTACTGAAGTCATACCCTATGCCACCACCTCTACGCATTGTCTCAGCAGCATCAGTAGCTCTACCCATAATAGAATCCATACTATCTTCTATAGCACCACTGACAAAGCAGTTGTAAGCAGTAGTCTGTCTTGCTGCACCCATAGCATTCTGTACCCTACCAGCAGGTAAGAACCTCATGTGCCTGAGCGCATCTTTGAAGTTCTCAAAGTGATCAGGTGTATCCTTTAAGGCTTCTGCAATACGTACAACCTTACTATAAAAGTCTTCTCCTGTTTGTCTATACTTAACATTGTCTATCTCTTCTGAGATGGGTAGTGTCATACCATATTGTACTTCGTTTTCCATTAGTGTTTCCTTTCTATTTTATTTTACTTTTTAATTTAGTTAAGTACCATATTGCTTTGCTTATGTCTTCTTCAGGTTTACCTTTGTGTTTATATCTAATTAAATATTTCAAAGCATTCCCTTTAAGATAACCTAAGAAGTCATCCTTTGTCATTGACATTTCAATAATATCTATAGCTTCAACATCCAACATGTTATAGTGAGAAGGACTATTTACTGGATCTTCTTTAGATGTATTTGTAGAGTTTCGCTCTTTCATTCTCAATGTCTCCTGAGTTAATAACATTAAAGGCTAGAGTCCTAACCTTGTCAGGAGGGAATCCAGCCATATCACACACTACTGTAAAGTCTTCATTAGTTACACCAACATCTTTGAACAACCAGTTGTGTGCTTCTTTTCTAAAAGTTTTTATTGATGAGTCTTCACTTGTAAGTACAGGTTTGGACGCATCTAGTATTGCTCTAATTATTACAGCAACGTATAGGGATCTCGCAGGTTCAATCTTTGTTAAGTCATACAGAGATCCTATACTTACTTGTTCATTAATCTGTATCATCTACATACTCTTCAACTGGTCTATAGAATTTACCACCAACATAACTATTATAGTATGCTGGTTCGTCTGATCCTTCAAGGGTACTTGATAATACATTATACTTCATTTGATAGTAACACTCATAGTATCGTAAGCTTCGTTTGTTTTTAAACTCAGCTATAATAACAAACTTAAAATTATCTTTGCCTAACTTTTTAATATCTTCAATAAGATACTTGGAAGAACCCATGTATGACTTCCAGTTAGACTCACGTTTCTTCTTACCTTTAGAGTAGTTAAAGTATTGCTTGCAACCTATGTAAGCTTTCTTTGTTTTAACATTAGTTATACAATAAACAAAACCAAACTTAGTTAGGTCAGGTTTCTTAGTATACTTCCAGTGCATTACCAGTTGGTTACCTCATCAACTTTAGGTTCCTTAACCACCTTAACCAAGTACGTAGTACCTCTTGAATATTTAAAGGCACGTATTCCGTGACCTTGATTAGAATCAGACCAACACTCTCGCTTATGACTACAATAAACACAGCCAATGGGAAGCTTAAGATTACCAGACTCGCCATCAGGTATTGCATTATAACACCTAGCAGGAGCATCCCCCTCACTAACCAAACCCTTAAGATATTTAACTCTTTCTTTAGCATCAATCATCTCCATCTGATGTACAGGTGTAAGACATATCTCTCCACTTGACTTATCTATGACAAGAAAAGCTGCTTGGTTGACACCGTTAGCTTGTGCATACGCACTGATCTGTGCTATATAACCAAACGGATCATCGTTTATTAAATTATTTTCTTTAAACTTTTTAAAAGCAAATCCTGATGCACTCTTACAATCAACTAGGATATCATCTATCATTGAATCTTGATGTCCAAGAACACCTTCAACACTTACTTCCTTTTGTTGATCAGTAACTTTATGACCAGCAATAGATGAACATAGTAAAAGAAGTTCTTCTAATATATACCCATATAAAAATTTAATACGTGTACTAGGCTTGAGATCTTCTATCTCTTTCTTACTATTAACATCATACCATAACTGTCTATCAGGTTTTCCTATACCAGACAGTCTAAGATTACCTCTGGTTCTAGGACTCTCATACATAAATGCTTTGATATGTACTTTAAGCATCTCTCCAAAGGTATCTATATGTTTATCTACTTCCTTTTCATCCATCTTAATTGGATCAAGAGAAAACAAACTGTAAATATCTTCAACTAATGTTTCAATATTTTTCATGTTTTAAAAAATAGGGGTAGATATACACACATACCTACCCCCAAGTCTCCCTTAGTTTACATTAAGAGGCGAAAGGAATATCATCGTCCAAAGTATTAGCAACATACCCACCTTGAACAGGTGTAAGTGCATCACCACCAGTGAACTCAATAAGATCAACTACTTGAACTTTATTTAAGTAGCCTTTAACTCCACCACCATACTGTGTGTACGGCTTTGGAAAGTAACTTGCATTCACTGCTGAACCATTACCAATACGCTTCTCGTTTGGAAAAGGTTTTAACTGTGAATCTGTAACAGGAATAGCACGTTGTGTACCGTTACGATCTTTAGCATACTGCTTTAGAGTAACGAAGTTACCACGCTCATCATCCTTATTCTTAATTGTAAGTCCGTCAGCTTCTGCAATCTTTAAGTTAGCATCATCGAGATTACAAATCTCTATTGAATACTCACCATCTGGATTGAACTTTGTGTTTGGAACCATAACATGCGCCCAATAAGCTTGACCTGAAATAACACCCATAATTTTTCTCCTTTAAGATAATAACATTAAGATTATAACAATTTGTTTTTGACGTTTTGCTTGTAACTGTTCTGAGGGCAATCTCCTATTTGTTGTATTCGTAATTATAACATACTTTGTAGAGATGTTCAACACATATTTTGAATTAATTTAGCATCTGCTACAGGTATATGAAAGAAAGGTTCTTTTAAGTGTGGCGCACCTGTCCTACTAGAGTTTTGAATTGTACCTACACTAGAGTTATGTACAGTAGTGTCCTTAATAAACCAAGCTTGAGTACAATCAGTATTGAAGATCACAAAATATAACTCATGGTCTGGAAACTCTTTCATCTTCTTATTGATTAGTCTTTGTTTTCTCTGTGGTATACGTACCTCTCTCCATGTGTCAGGCCATTCAGTACCCCACTGGTTCTTTATCTCAACTTCAAAAAAATAACCTTTATCTTTCTTAGCTGAGACATCAAAATAATAATCTTCTTTATCTATAATATCAGTAAAGTTTTCTGATTCGAGGTATGATACCATAGCCTTCTTAGCTCTAGCATCGTTCTCTTTGTAAGATTGTTTATCAAATCTACGGTTGTTGTGTCTCACATTATTTCCTTTCTAATAAGATACTAAGTAGTGTTCGTAAGAACTACACTACTTATTATCTATTAACTTCTTAAAGTACTGTCCTACTTTTAGCACTTGTTCTGGTGTAGCATTAGACATTATACCATTAGCCAGTGAAGAAACTATTTGGATATTACCTTTAATATATCCTTTGCTAGGAATAATTCTATCTAAAGAAGGAGAATCATAATTCATTGTGTCACGGCCTCCAATAATAAATTCTATATTAAGAGCAGGACATTTGTTATCTATAGGCCATACATCTTTAATATCTTGTTCCGTAATATTAAACGGAAGATTATTTTTTATTGCTCTATGTTTAGCACTATTTAATTTATATTTTATAATATTTAATTCATATTCTTCTTTATGTTCTTGGTAATACTGCACCCTGTAGTCTTTAACTTTTTCTACATTATCTTTTTGCCATTGCTTTGAAAGTGCTATATACTTTTCTGGGTTTTTCCAGTATTGTTCTTTGCTAGGCATATCAATGTGTCTCCATCCATGTTGTTCCGATTTTATACTCACAATCAAGAGGACACCTAACTTTTAATGTAGCTTCTGTTTGTTTCATAGCATCCTTAGTGATCTTTCCAAACCTTTCACCGTCTTTCTTTATCACTTCAAACTGATACTCATCATGTACAGACGCAACTAACTTAGCATCAACACCTGACTTACGTATCATCTCATACATATGTACCAACCATTGCTTACATATGATAGCACCTGCACCCTGTAGTAAAGTATTTAGAGATGCATAGTCTGCTCTGATGTG